TGTACGAAGCGGTTGTCAGGTTGTACCCACTACCAGCCGATTCAGTAGAATCTGCTCGACGTTGGGCTTCATCTCTAAACCAATCATTTTTAGTATAAGTAAAGTAAAGATCCGATACCTTATCTACTGTAATGATAGGAAATACTTGTGTTGCGACATATTTCGAACGATCTTGAATGTACGCCACGCTGATGTTTGTCAATAGAGCATCAACATGAACACTATTTCTTGTTGGCTGACCCATTAGTTATCCTCCCAGCTTCTTTAATATTACCTTCTCGGTCTTCATCAATGATTTGACGTAGCCATCGTTCCCATCCTTTGATGAGACCTTTTGCCAAACGAATTGATAATGCATGAAGCTCCAATGTCGCTTGGCGCATTATTATTTACGCTGCACGATGCGGATTCAAACCATTGACCGTGCATGTTGCCAATTCAGCAGCAGCACCACTGGCTTCCAACACAACGCCCACCACATATTCAGTAGTATCGGTACCAGGAACCTTTGCATCGGCTTGACCATCACCCGATGTTCCGATCAAATCTCCAATAGACAATGCCGCATTGGAATTGACTTTGGAAATGCCTGTCACCATGATTGTAGCTTCTTGACCGCTTGTTGGTGCGTTCTGCAGAATACCAATAGGAACATCAGTAGCCGCAGCACACGCAATAACGGTATCCGTCGTACTGAGTTTTACATAGTAGTATTGAGATGAACTCAAATCAGCACCAGCCACTCGTGTGAAAGTAAATCCTGGAATTGTCCACGCCATTAGTAATATCTCCTTCCTGATTACTGTTTATGCGATTCACGAGTCTCTTCGACATACTGACTATAAAGATCAGAATGAGAAAGAGCAATTTTTCGAATAGCAGCAGCCTTTGTGATACCTTCATCTGATGCCAATTCATCAGCCATTTTTTCAATTCTGTCAAACGTCGAACTGGCAACTATTCTCGTAGATTCACCAATTTCCGAAGTCAACAAAGTTTCAATGGCTTTATTACCTGCCATCAATTGGTTAATGATTGCTTTTTGAGCATCACGATCCAATGATTCAACAGCACCCAACATTTTTGCTTTTTCTTCCACAGTACCTGGAAGATGAGGAAATTTATTGGATACTTTGTCTTGAAGCTCTCGTTTAATTCTTGATTGTCTTTCAACCGAAGCCATAGACTCAGCAGCTTCGGCTTTCGCGACAGCTTCATCAGCTCTATCTTGAGCAGCTTGAAGTTGGACTTTCACCTCATCTGGAAGACCAGCCATTACTTCATCGGTAATTTCTTCCGATTGTGTATCAGCATTTTGACCTTCCAAATCTGAGATTCGAGATTCCAATTTTTCTACATACTCACGAGTTTCTTTCTCGAGTACATTTTTATCAAATCCCACGACTTGTACCTCCTGATTAATTGCCGGACTAATTTCCTCTTCGCTCGATCCCGGCATTTCTTTCAGTCGAGCGATGGTTTCATCCAACGTTTCGACGGCATCAACCATACCTTTTTCTAAAGCTGATTTTGCACCGACAACCCTTCCTTCCCCATAGCGATCTCTAACAGATTCAAAAGTTATATTTCGTCCTCTCGCTATTGCTGAAATAAAAGTATCATATCGTTCATCAACACGTTCTTGAATAGCTGCATGAGCTTCTTCTGTCAATGGCTCTAGAGGAGAGCTATCGGCTTTAAATTTACCGGCCTTAATTATAGTAATATCTTTTCCTTCTTTTTCGTTAGCTTTAAAAACACTCTCATGGACAGCGATAACACCAATGCTGCCGACTTCACCACTAGGCGTTACTGTAAATTCATGCGCTTGTGATCCCAACCAATACGCAGCACTTGCTGCAAGAGAATTAGCAGACGCCACGATTCGTATTTTATCTCTAGCTTGAAAAATTTGATTACCTAATTCTTCAATGCCAGATACGGTTCCTCCCGGAGAATCGATATCAAACACAACCGTTCCGATTTCGGGGTTATCGACTAATGATGAAAATTCATTACTCAATGATTCAGTGGAAACTCCACCGCTAATGGCATTCATCATATTCATGCGATGAGAGATCGTTCCATGAATGGGAAGAACAGCAATTTTTTCTCCTGCAGATTTACCGATTTCTTCAGACGGTCTATTGGTTTCAAATATCTCGGACTTCAACGAAACTGGTTGTTTGGTCAAACTTTTAATATCATCAGGTGAGAGGGAAAGGCCCTCAACCTTGAGTTGAATGAACTCGACAATAGCCTGAAGTTTTGAGGGCATAATAGCCCAAGATGTATCGCACATAGCTTGAACAATACGTTCATACTTCATAAGTTTCTCCAACGCCGCTCGTTTTCTACGGCACTTATCTTCGGTATCACGTAATAATGCCCCACAAATTCGATCACTACCAGTCTTTCGTACACAAGCTGCAAAATCTTTAAATTCACAATTATGACCAAATGGCATCCAGTCACCTAGTCATCGGCTGACGCCATAGAAATTGAAAATGTAAAAGATGCATTGTCTGTACTTGCATCTGTCACAACCCATTTCGCTCTCCAATCGTTGGCGACTGGTCCTTGGTTTACGCCTACCGATAATGCTGCATCATTTGGAGTGTGCAGCGATGATGTAGGAGATACTCTAAAATTTACAACAGCAATATGCTTAACGGCTCCACCGTTTCCTAATACTTCCGTAAAATGGATAAAATCATCGTATGTCGTTCCTCCATCAGCCGATGATTGGATATATACATTCAATTTATCGCCTACCTCGGTTGCAGCTGCTGTAACGCTTAACAGAAATGTGGCAACATCAAGTTCGGCAGGAGCCCTTGTACTGACATCGGCTGTTCCATTCGCTGTTTCAGTTCTACTAGCCAGTAGAGTACTCATAGATTATCTCCTAACGTTACTATGCATGAAGACATATGGAAAAAGCAATATTTTTGAAGAAAACTTATTCATCTATTTCTTCATCCTCTAGATCATCGACATCTGTTCCTTCATCAACTGTATCAGATTCTGGTTGGCCGGGGCCTCCCGCTTCATCTGCTCGCGTCACTGGAAGACGAGCCGACCGCAAGACAGATTCCTCCAACACTGGGTTGGGAAATACCCGCATCCCAGCTTGACTGAGGTTTTTCAGGTACGAACCAACAGCATCAATATCCGGTACGTTGACCTCTTCATGATCGAGACGAGGATGATTTTCTAGACTCATTCCATTTAATGCAAACAGCTGTGGAATGGCATGTGTATTCAATACATCTCGAATCATGTTCATCCAGCCATTCAAGGCCGTATTAAATAACGAAGTTTTGCTTTTACTAAGCGCAAATGATCCAAATCTATTTGAATGTCCGAGTTGAATAAAATCTGCCAACACGGTCATCGCAATACGCTGATCATATCGACTGATGATGGCATTTGTATCGAACACACGACGACCACCAGAACTCAACAATTCTACTTCCCATCCGAACGGTTTCAAAATGCCTTCTTGTTCGTCTCGTCGAATCGACCGCACCATATCTTCGGCCAGCTGTCGTTGTGAGACAGCGAGAGCATCATTCGCATTCCACAGGTCTAATCCCTCGGGAGCCGTCATCATTGGCAACCCTGCCAAATCTCGTTCCAATCCGATACCTTCAATTTCTTCTATTTTTGTCTTAAAATACCATGGTCGATAGCTATTCCGTAGGGCCGACCGTCCTTCTGGATTGTCTTTAAAAACTTGTGTCCGAAACAACAATGATCGGCTTAATGGAATCACGACCGTTCCCCCTGCGTCACTTTGCTGAACCATTGCTTCAATACTACCGTCAGCAGAAATAACCCACGAACTCAATGATTCCTGAGCACGAATAGGCATTTTTCTCCACCCAATTAATCCATCCGAAAATTTAGAATCCGATTTCCCTTTTCCTGTTGCTCCGTCTCTGCGTTTATAGACAATTTCTTGCCACGACCAACCGTAGGTCAACATACTTAAAACCTCGGTCATAAAACTGCTCCAACTATCTGACATATCATTCAAACAAGATGCCAAAAACATCGCCCGTGGATCTCGTTCAATGTCTTGATCTGATGCTGGCATTGATACATCGGATGGTTGATCTTGAGAAGGTGTGACATCGGGGTCAGAAGAGATCTGTTTTTCTCCAGGTTGATCTTTAGTTAATACGACTTTCCATTCGACTTGTCGCATCATCATTTCTATGG